ACAAGCCTAGATCGCGAGTTTGCGCGGGTCTTGTCAGCTGTCGTCTGCGCGACCGACGATCCAGTTCCCGGTCCATTGCTAAATCTTCAGGCGATCTAAATTCTTCAGGTGTGGTCAAATCTAGGCCTCCTCTTCAGGATTACCAGCATCAAATTGGCGTAGTAGTTCAGCCCCAATATTAGACTGCGCCCGTTGTTCAATTCTCGTGGCTATTCTCATTTGAGCTATTTGGTCATCATCGTAACCAAGCTCAGATAAGATTTGGTCACGGCTTACACCCAGTTCGGCCTTAATCCTTAGCGACTCAAGATGGGACTGTTCGTTGCGCGTTTCAGGGTCATCCCAGAGTGTATCTAGGTCTACTTCTTCATCGTTAAACTCTGAAGTGCCAAATGCTCGCTGAATCCGGATTGACATTGTCATGCAATCCTCCCAGCTATTTCCAAAATTAACCATCCGTTGTTTGGCTTTGTTTACTAATCCAGATTCCGCTGTTTTAAGCGCCTCTCCACTTGGCGTATCTCCCATGATTTGGAATAAATGCTGGGGAGTTCGCGTGGTTCCGGCAATATGCTGAACAAGCCCTTCTATGCTTTTTAGTGGTCCGTCTACTTGGGCTGCATTCCATTGGCCGACCTGACCGCCGTCATACTCAGAGTGGAACTCAGTTACCGATCCGGGAAGTATATCCAGCCTACTAGCGCCATGGTTAACATTGAGTGTA